GTTGTAGCGGATGACCAAAAAGCTGCAGGCAAGTGGTCTACGGCTGCTGGGGGTCAATATTACGCCGCCGGTGTGGGTGGCGCTCTTGCTGGACGGGGTGCAGACCTGTTCGTTATCGATGACCCACACAGCGAACAAGATGTAAAGACCAACAGCCGCCTTGCTTTCGACACAGCATGGAGTTGGTTCCAGACCGGACCGCTGCAGCGTCTGATGCCGGGGGGCGCGATCATTATCATCATGACGCGCTGGTCTCTTTTGGACCTCACGGGACGCCTGATCGACTACCAGATCAAAAATCCGAACTCCATTCCGTGGGAGATCGTGGAACTGCCGGCCATCCTGAACGAGGACATGCCAGAAGAGAAAAGCCTCTGGCCAGAGCAGTGGCCCCTCGACTCGCTCAAAGCCACAAAGGCCAGCCTAGACCCCCGGTACTGGAACGCCCAGTACATGCAGCAGCCCACGAGCGAGAACTCAGCCATCGTGAGCCGCAAACACTGGCGTATCTGGCAGGGCGATGACCCGCCCGTCTGTGACTATGTGATCCAGTCATGGGATACGGCCTTTGAGACCAAGAACAGCGCTGACTACAGCGCCTGTACAACTTGGGGGGTTTGGTACAACGAGGAAGAGGGCAACAGCCCGCAGGTGATCCTGCTCGATGCGTTCAAAGACCGGATGGCCTTTCCTGAACTCAAGGAAACCGCCCTCAAGCACTACAAAGAGTGGAAGCCAGACGCGTTCATTGTGGAAAAGAAAGCGGCTGGAGCGCCGCTTATCCAAGAGCTACGCAACATGGGCATCCCCGTGCAGGAGTTTTCACCGAGCCGGGGAAATGACAAAATGGTGCGTCTGAACGCCGTGGCGGACTTGTTCACTTCGGGCAAAGTTTGGGCTCCGGACACGCGCTGGGCGCGTGAAGTGATTGAGGAAGTAGCATCTTTCCCGGTAGGCGAGCACGACGACTTTGTGGACACGACCACGCAAGCCCTTCTGCGCTATCGCCAAGGCGGGTTCATATCCCTCGACTCGGATGAGAAAGAGGACACGTTTTTCCAACGTCGCAAGGCGGCGTATTACTAAGGATTCCTGATGGCCACGAACATCGACAAAGCGCTTTTTCAAGCCCCGCAAGGGTTGGAGTCCGAGGCCGAAGGCGCGGAACCCATTGAGATCGAGATCATTGATCCCGAAGAAGTAAACATCCGCGCAGGCGATCTTGAGATCAGTATCGAGCCGGGCGAGCCGTCCATCGACGACTTCAACGCTAACCTTGCCGAGTACCTGCCAGAGGGGTTCATCTCCACGATGGCCAGTGAGTTGGCCAGCGACATCGACAACGACCGCAACAGCCGCAAGGACTGGGAGAAGGCGTATGTCACCGGGCTAAAGCTTCTCGGACTCCAAATAGAGGAACGCACAGAACCATGGGATGGCGCGTCGGGGGTGTTCCACCCGATGATCACCGAGGCAGTGGTGCGCTTCCAGAGCGAGACGATCACGGAGACCTTCCCGGCACAGGGTCCGGTCAAGACCAAGCTGGTGGGCAAGCAAACGCCTGAGAAACAAGAAGTGGCAGTCCGTGTGCAGGACGACATGAACTTCCAGCTCACGGAGAAGATGCACGAGTTTCGCCCTGAGCACGAGCGCATGCTGTGGAGCCTGCCGGCCACGGGCTCGGCGTTCAAGAAGGTGTACTTCGATCCCAATCTGGGACGCCAAGTTTCGATCTTCATCCCCGCCGAGGACATCCTCCTGCCCTACGGCACCTCGGACATCCAGACTTGCTACCGCGTCACGCACCAGATGCGCAAGACTGAGGACGAGATCAAGAAGCTGCAGATCGCTGGGTTCTACCGCGACGTGGACATCGGCCAGCCGGACAAGGCCATCGACGAGATCAACAAAGCCAAGGACAAAGAGACGGGCTTCACTGACCTGAACGACGACAGGTTCCACCTGCTGGAGTCCCACGTCGATCTGTGCATCCCTGAGGACCCGATGTGCATCCGGGACGAGGACGGGGAGCCCGCTGGCATCAACCTGCCCTACGTGGTGACGTTCATCCGTGGCACGAACACCGTCTTGTCGATCCGCCGTAACTGGAAAGAGATCGACAATCTGCATCTCAAGCGCCAGCACTTCGTGCACTACCAGTACATCCCGGGCTTCGGGGCGTATGGCTTCGGTCTGTTCCACCTGATCGGCGGCTTTGCAAACAGCGCCACTAGCTTGATGCGTCAGCTCATCGACGCGGGCACCCTCTCTAACTTGCCGGGCGGTCTGAAGTCCCGTGGTCTGCGGATCAAAGGCGACGACACCCCGATTGCGCCCGGTGAATTTAGGGATGTCGATATTGGCTCGGGCGCTCTGCGGGACAACATTCTTCCTCTCCCCTATAAAGAACCATCGGCTACGCTGTTCAACTTGCTGAACACGGTTGTGGAGGAGGGCCGGCGCTTCGCAGCGACTGCGGACATGAAAGTGTCCGACATGTCCGCACAGGCTCCCGTTGGTACCACGCTGGCACTGATCGAGCGTCAGCTCAAGGTCCTCACGGCTGTGCAGGCTCGGGTGCACTACGCGCTCAAGCAAGAGCTGCAACTGATCAAGAACCTGATCCGCGACTACACGGACGACGCGTACACCTACGACCCCGACTCCAACGACGGCGCACCGCGTCAGGTCAAGCAGTCGGACTACGACATGGTGGAGGTCATCCCCGTCTCGGACCCCAACGCTGCCACGCTGTCCCAGCGCCTCGTGCAGTACCAAGCGGTCATTCAGCTCTCGCAAACCGCGCCGGACATCTACAACCTGCCGCAGCTCCACCGTGGGATGCTGGAGGTGTTGGGTATCAAGAACGCGGACAAACTCGTGCCCCTGCCGGAGGACCAGAAGCCCAAGGACCCGGTGACTGAGAACATGGCCTGTCTCAAGGGCGAGCCGCTCAAAGCGTTCCAGTACCAAGACCACGAGTCCCATATCAAGGTGCACATGTCGGCCATGCAGGACCCGATCATCATGCAGCTTGTGGGACAGAACCCCCGCGCTCCGATGATCCAAGCAGCCATGATGGCGCACATCGCCGAGCACGTTGGCTTCGCTTACCGCCAGAAGATCGAGCAGCAGCTGGGCATGCCCCTGCCACCCGAGGACGAGAAACTGCCGCCGCAGATCGAGCTGTCGCTGTCTCAGATGATGGCCCAAGCCGCGCAGCAGGTGCTCCAGCAAAACCAAGCCATGGCGGCGCAGCAACAAGCTCAGCAGCAGGCGCAAGACCCGGTGCTCCAGATGCAGCAGAAGGACTTGGAGATCAAAGAGAAGAAGGTGCTGGCCGACGCGGCTGCCAAGGCAGACGACCTCGAACTGCGCAAGCAAGAGCTGGATGCGCGCATGGAGTTGGAAGGCCGCAAGCTTACGGTGCAGGCTCAGAAAGACATGCTGACTCTGGCCGCCAATCAAGAACGAGAAGGCGTCCGCATGGGCGTCGATATCGCAAAGAGCAAAGCCCAAGCGGCGGCGCAAGCCCGTGCGCAAGCACAACAACAGAGGACCAAGCCTACTAAATGATCCAAGACTTCGCACGCGTACTGCGCGACAAGATACGCACCGACATGAACAACTACGCCGATGACTTGGCCGGCGGGGCATGTCGCTCTTTTGACGAGTACCAAAAACTCTGTGGTGTCATTCAAGGTCTAGCCACTGCAGAGCGCCATCTCCTCGACCTTGCAGAGAAAGTTGAAAAATCAGATGAGTGAAATCATTCTGCCGCCGGGCATTACGTTGCCCAAGCACGTCCAACCTCTTGATGCCCCTGAGGCGGATGCAGACAACGAAACCAAGGCCACGGCTTTGCCAACGCCCGCCGGTTACAAGCTGCTGTGTATCGTCCCAGAAGTTGATGAGAAGATTGCTGGCACGTCCCTCGACCTCGTTCGAGATGCCGCGACTTTGCGAGTAGAAGAACACGCCACCACAGTGTTGTTCGTGCTCCGAGTCGGCCCCGACGCGTACAAAGATACCGCCAAGTTCCCCACAGGTGCGTGGTGCAAGGAAGGTGACTTTGTTCTCGTGCGTACCTACACCGGCACGCGGTTCAAGATTTTCGGAAAAGAGTTCCGAGTCCTGAACGACGATCAGGTGGAGTGTGTTGTTCAAGACCCTCGCGGGCTCACCCGCGCATAAGGAGAGTTCATGTCTGAATATAAGTTTCCCGACGAGCAAGACGACAACACTAGTGTTGACGTCGAGTCCAAGGAAGACAGCGAAGTAAAAGTCGGCGTTAATGCCGATGAAGTCGAGATCGAGATCGTCGATGACACCCCCGAGCGTGACCGTGGCCGCAAGCCGCTGGATCGTGAAGTGGCTGATCCGACGGACGAGGAGATCGATGGCTACTCCGACAACGTCAAGAAGCGCATCAAGGAACTGACCCATGCGCGTCACGACGAACGCCGCGCTAAAGAATCTCTCCTGCGCGAGAAGCAAGAGCTAGAGCGTCTTGCACAGTACATGGCCCAAGAAAACCAGCGGCTCAAGCAATATGTGCAAACCGGGACCGAGCAGTACGCCGCGTCTCAGGTGCAAGTTGCTGAGTCTGAGCTGGAAAAGGCCAAGAGCCAGTTGCGCCAAGCCACCGAGTCTTTTGATTCGGACGCCATCATCGCGGCCCAAGAGGCCATGATGGAAGCTAAGATGAAAGTGCAACAGGCTAAATCTTTTAAGGCGCCCGCTTTACAAGAGCAAGAAGTTGAGGTACAACCCGCTTCACAACCTGCACCCCGGCAGGAACTGGACCAAAAAACCCTGAGCTGGCAGGCAAAAAACCAGTGGTTCGGTTCGCAGGGGTACGAGGAACTTACCAGCTTCGCACTGGGGCTGCATCAAAAACTGGTGAACTCGGGGGTAGACCCCCGCTCTGATGAGTACTTCGAGAGGATCGACTCTCGCATGAAGGACAAGTTTCCCGAAGTTTTCGGGGAGCAACGGTCCCAGCCGCAATCCGGCGGTGGCTCCAGAAAGCCTACGACGGTTGTTGCCCCGGCGTCTCGTTCGACGGGTGCAAAGAAAATCCAACTCACGCCGAGGCAAGTCGCTTTGGCTAAAAAGTACGGACTGACCCCGCAGCAATACGCTGCTGAAGTAGCAAAACTGGAGAAATCGAATGGCTGAAACTTCTACCCGGACCCCTCGTGACCTCGTGTCACGCGACAAAAGTGCTCGTTTGGTGTACACCCCGCCGAACGCGCTTCCTGATCCGACACCCGAGCCCGGGTATGTGTATCGCTGGATTGCGACGCACGTCCTTGGTGAGGCCCAGAACACGAACGTGTCTACCAAGATGCGTGAAGGTTGGGAGCCGGTGAAGGCGGCGGACCATCCGGAACTGATGCTGGAAGGTAATGCGAAAACTGGCAACGTCGAACTCGGCGGCCTCATGCTCTGCAAGATGCCCCGTGAACGTGCGCAGGCCCGTGACGACTATTACGCAAACCAGAATCGCGCCCAGATGGAATCTGTCGATAACAGCTTCATGCGAAATAACGACCCGCGTATGCCTCTGTTCGCCGACCGCAAGTCGTCGGCCAGTCGCGGAAGCGGATTTGGTTCTGGTTCAAAGTAATCTTTGGAGTTTTAAATGGCTTCTACCGCTTCTCCCTACGGGCTACGACCCGTAAACCAGTTGGGTGGCACCCCCTATGCAGGTGCAACCCGCACTTACCTGATTGACCCGGCAGGTACCGCTTCGAACATTTACAACGGCTCGCCCGTGTACGTGAACTCGTCCGGTTATCTGGCTGTGGCTACCGCCACCGGCGCTGACGCGACGACTAACGGCTTCCCTGTCGGCACCTCTAACACCGGTATCGTGGGTGTGTTCGTTGGCTGCTCGTACTACAACGCCCAAGGCCAATTGATCTTCTCCCAGTACTACCCCACCGGTGTGACTGGCGTGATCCAAGCCTCGGTTGTTGACGATCCCAACGTGGTGTTCCAAGTCCAGTCCGCTGGCTCTGTGACGCAAGCCGCTGTGGGCGCGAACGTGTTCTTCAGCACTGGCGCTGTTGCCACTGGCAGCACCACCACGGGCAACTCCACGGCTTCTATCGTGGCAGGCGCTTCGGCTGTGACCACCACCGCAGCTTTCCGTGTTGTCGGGTTCCCCAACGTGCAAGGCTTCTCGGTTGTGGGCGACGCCTACACCGACGTCTATGTGAAGATCAACCCCGGCTATCACACATTTACCAACGCCGTTGGTCTGTAAGGAGTAACATAAAATGGCTATCTCTCGTGCACAGCTACTTAAGGAACTCCTCCCCGGCCTGAACGCTCTGTTCGGTATGGAGTACGCTCGCTACGGCGAAGAGCACAAAGAAATCTACGAAATCGAAAAGTCTGAGCGTTCCTTTGAAGAGGAAACCAAGCTGGCCGGTTTCGGTGCTGCACCCGTCAAGAACGAAGGCTCTGCCATCGCTTACGACAACGCGCAGGAAGCTTTCACTGCTCGCTACACCCACGAAACCATCGCCCTTGGCTTCTCGATCACCGAGGAAGCTGTGGAAGACAACCTGTACGACAGTCTGTCTGCCCGCTACACCAAGGCTCTGGCTCGTGGTATGTCCTACACCAAGCAGGTCAAGGGCGCTGCCGTCCTGAACAACGGCTTCAGCCAGAACTACCTCGGTGGTGACGGCGTGTCCCTGTTCGGCGTGAACAGCTCCGGCACCCGTGTTGGTCACCCGCTGGTTGGCGGCGGCCAGAACTACAACAGCCCGACCACTGGCGTCGATCTGAACGAAACCTCGCTGGAAAACGCCACGATTCAAATCGCTGCGTGGACCGATGAGCGTGGACTGCTGATCGCTGCCAAGCCGGTCAAGCTGGTGATTCCGCCGAGCCTGATGTTCGTTGCCAAGCGTCTGCTGGACACCGAACTGCGTGTTTCTACTGCTGACAACGACATCAACGCTATCAAGCAACTGGGCACCATCTCTGGCGGCTACACCGTCAACCACTTCTTGACCGACACGAACGCTTGGTTCCTGACCACGGACGTTCCCAACGGCATGAAGATGTTCGAGCGTGCAGCGCTGACCACCTCTATGGACGGCGACTTCGACACCGGCAACGTCCGCTACAAGGCCCGCGAGCGTTATTCGTTCGGCTGGTCTGATCCCCTCGGCATGTGGGGTTCTTCTGGTTCTTAATCGACCGGAAACTATGGAAAAGGGGCCTTGTGCCCCTTTTTCTTTTGCTGTATATTGCTTCAAACCCGGGGTCATCCGGTGTTGCTGACAGGTCCCGGCCTGACGACATGCAGACAGCAGCACCCCAACTCGCATGTGAGGTCATAAATGGCTCGTACTACCTTCCAAGGTCCCGTCCGTTCGCTGGGCGGTATTTATCAACAGGGCCCCGCTGCCGTTGTCGCAATCACGGCCAGCACCACTCTGAATCCCATTGATCATGGCGGTCGCATTCTGACTGTTGGTGGCACTCTGGCTGCTAACGTCGTGCTGACGCTGCCCACGATCAACGCCTCGAACAACGACATCACCTCTGGCCCCGGTCAGGACCCCAACACCCTGAACAACGAAGGTGTGGTTTACACCATCTGGGTTCCCACCACCATCGCCACCTCCTCGCTGAAGATCGGCACTGACGGCACCGACCGTTTTGTTGGCTCGGTTCTGTCCATCGACACCGATAGCTCGGGTGCCGCAGTGGGATTCACCGCTGGCGCTAACGACGACTTCATCAACCTGAACGGCGGCACCACCGGCGGTGTGGCTGGCACTTGGATTCAGATCGTCGCTGTTGCCGCGCTGAAGTACATGGTCACCGGCACCGTGAATGGCACGGGCACTGTTGCCACTCCGTTTGCAACCTCTTAATAGGGCCGCATCATGACGATGCAATATGACGTTAAGTCAACCCATAGAAACTCCTCGGGGTCCATTTTTGGCTCCCGGGCGCGTATCAAGGGGTTTTCTATCTGCGCGACTGCCAGCCTAGCTGGCTCGTTGTTGCTGAAGGACGGCGGTTCCGGCGGGACCACGGTGATTGAAGTTGACATCCCATCTAACTCCAACCCGAACTCGTTTTATATTTTGGTGCCGGGTGAGGGGGTGCTGTGCTCGACTGACATCTACGCATCGCTGACGAACATCGCCAGCGTCACGGTGTTCTATGGCTAAGACCGCAGCATGGACTCGCAAGGAAGGCAAGAACCCCAAAGGCGGCCTGAACGCCAAGGGACGAGCCTCCTACAACGCAGCCAATCCGGGCAAGCCCGGCTTAAAGGCCCCTCAACCAGAGGGCGGCAAACGCCGCGACTCTTTCTGTGCCCGGATGACTGGCATGAAGAAAAAGCTGACCTCGGCCAAGACCGCGAACGACCCCAATAGCCGGATCAACAAGAGCCTTCGGGCTTGGAAATGCTGACATGACTGAGAAAACAGAAACCGTTAAAAACGTTCTGGACTTCGTGGCCGTGTTCACGGCGATTGGCTCGTTCTTGCAGATTCTTACCCCGGTGTTTGGTCTGATCGGCGCTATCGTGGGGGTCATGCGCATCTACGAGATGGCGACCGGGAAAGAGTTTTCTACGCTTTGGCGCAAGAAGGCTGCTGATGCCGAGCACGAGTAAGAAGCAGCACAACTTTATGGCTGCGGTGGCTAACAGCCCCGCGTTTGCCAAGAAGGCCGGAGTCCCCGCGAGCGTGGGGAAAGACTTCATCAACGCGGACAAGGGCCGCAAATTTAAAGAAGGTGGTGACACTATGGCTTCCAAAATGAATGCGGGCTTTATGGCGATGATGGCTAAGAAAAAAGGCATGCCCGCCAAGAAAATGGCTTCTGGTGGAATGACCAAGATGGGCGCTGTGAAGACCGCCGCCCCCAGCAAAGACGGTATCGCGTCCAAAGGCAAAACCAAGGGCAAGATGGTCAAGATGGCCTACGGTGGCAAATCCTGCTAAGGACTACCATGTACGACGAACTTCAAGCCAAGAAGAAGCCTCGGGGCCTCAAGGGCGGCGTCTATACGGAGGATTCTGGCCTCCCGCCCCCGCAGGATATTGACGGCGGCTCTGCCCCCCGCAAGCCCAAACCTATGGCCAAAGGCGGCGTTACCCGTGCAGACGGATGCATTGTTAAAGGTCACACCAAAGGTCGGATGGTCTAAAAATGGCCGAGATGTTGACGACCAAAAAGATGTATGAGCAGCTCACTACTGAGCCAGCAAAAGCATCGATGGCGCACACCACCAAGGCTATGAACATGGCGAGCAAGATGGGCAAGCCGCCCGAAGAGAAGAAGATGGCCAAGGGTGGCTGCTGCCGTGGCGACGGCATCGCTCAGCGGGGCAAGACGAAAGGCAGGATGGTGTAATGGCTAAAGGCAGGAAAACAGCGGCTATGCTTGGGCTTCTTGGCGCAGGCGCACTTGCAGCTAAACAGATTCCGTACTTAGGAAGAGTTGACCTCGACGCCGGCCCCAAAGCAACAAGGCCCGAGCTTGAGAATAGGATGCCTGAGTACCCGGTTGTATCTGAGGAAGATCGAACAGCCGCCCGCAAGCGAGTTTATGCCACTGAGCCCAGCCTTCGTGGCACGCTCAGGACTGAAGACTACCGACCAATCCTTTCAGGCACGGGCCTTCCTATTAAGACTGGTGGGATGAAAAAAGGCGGTGTCACCCGTGCAGACGGGTGCATCACCAAGGGCCACACCAAAGGCAGACTCGTATGATGGCCAGTCGCGGTATGGGCGCTATTGCCCCCAGCAAGATGCCCAAGGGAGTCCGTAAATCTCGGAGAGACGACACGGATTTTACGGAATATGCTGAGGGCGGCAAGGTCAACGCTGCGGGCAACTACACCAAGCCGGGGATGCGCAAGTCGCTGTTTGAGTCCATCAAGTCTCAGGCGGTGCAGGGCACGGCGGCAGGGCAGTGGAGCGCGAGAAAAGCGCAGCTTTTGGCTAAGAAGTACAAGGCCAAGGGCGGCGGGTATAAGGACTGAACGTGAAGGCCCCGCAGCAATCGCTCAAGGACTGGACCGCCCAGAAGTGGAGGACTAAAAGTGGCAAACGCTCTTCTGACACAGGTGAACGGTATCTTCCGGAGGCTGCTATTAAAAGTCTCACTCCGTCTGAATACGCTGCTACAACCCGGGCCAAAAGAGCGGGTAAAGCCGCCGGAAAACAATTCGTAAAGCAACCACCTAAAGTGGCAGCAAAAACGGCGAGGCATCGATAATGGCAACCTCTGGGACCTCAAGCTTTAACCTCGACCTCTCCGAGATCGTTGAAGAGGCGTTTGAGCGCTGTGGCTCAGAACTGCGCACGGGCTATGATCTGAAGACGGCGCGTCGGTCTTTGAACCTGATGTTCGCTGACTGGGCCAACCGTGGCATCAACATGTGGACGTTTGAGCAGGGCACGCAGACCCTGACTCCGGGGGTGGCTACCTACACCCTGCCTGCCGACACGGTTGATCTTCTTGAACACGTCATCCGTACCGGTGCTGGGAATGCCGCCACGCAGGCAGACCTGACGATCACGCGTATCAGTGTTTCTACCTACGCCACCATCCCCAACAAGCTCCAACAAGGCCGCCCCATCCAGATTTGGATCGAGCGTCTGAACACCCCGCAGTTCACTGTCTGGCCGGTGCCGGACAGCTCTCAGACCTACCAGCTCGTCTACTGGCGGCTGCGCCGCATCCAAGACGCGGGTAACGGCACCAACACCATGGACATGCCGTTCCGGTTCATCCCATGCATGGTGGCGGGTCTGGCCTACTATTTGTCGATGAAGGTCACGGGGGCCGAGGCGCGCATGCCCGTGCTGAAGCAGCAATACGACGAAGCGTGGGCGCTGGCCGCTGAGGAAGACCGGGAAAAGGCCGCTGTGCGGTTCGTCCCGCGCCGGCAGTACTTGGGTAGCGGCACCTAATGGCTAATCGGTTTGCTTCAGGCAAAAACGCCATCGCCATGTGCGATAGGTGTGGGCAGCGCTTTAAGCTGACCGAACTCAAGACTGAGATCATCAAGACCAAACGGTATCAACTGCTGGTCTGCGGCTCTTGCTGGGACCCGGATCATCCGCAGCTTCAGTTAGGCATGTACCCGGTGGACGATCCACAGGCACTTAGGAACCCCCGCCCAGACAGCACGTATCAGGTTGCCGGTACTGGGCCTGATGGGTACACGACTGGGGGCAGTCGGGTTTTTCAGTGGGGGTGGAACCCTGTTGGGGGCGCATCGTTTTTTGATGCGGCGCTGACACCAAATAACTTGGTTTTGTCAGTGCAAATTGGTACAGTAACGGTTGCAACGACGTAAGGAGTCGATCATGGACAAGAAAGATTTGGCACAGGACAAAAAGACGGCGGCAAAGGCTGTGCATATGCACGAGAAAACTCTGCACCCCGGCAAGCCTCTGACCAAAATGAAGGCTGGTGGCAAGACCAACGCCGACATGCTCAAGTACGGGCGCAACATGGCTAAGGTCATGAACCAGCGTAGCTCTGGTCGCAAGGGAGGCTGATATGGCAACGTACAAACAACCCACTAAGGTCGCAACTCCGGTTGTCGGTCAGATGCCGGTGAAGGAAGCTTTGAAGGCAAACGTCTCCGTTGCCAACGAGCGCACGAACGAATACGACGGGGTAAAGACCTCGGGCATCAAGATTCGTGGCACTGGCGCGGCTACCAAGGGCGTGATGGCCCGTGGGCCCATGGCTTGAGGTTTAAATGAACTACGCCGCGTTGGTCACCGCTATTCAGGACTACACTGAGAACACGTTCGACTATTCGACGACGCCGTCGATCATCAACACGTTTATCAAGCAGGCCGAGCAGCGCATCTACAACACGGTGCAGTTCCCTGTACTCCGCAGGAACGTCACTGGCTCCACATCCTCCAGCAACAAGTACTTGTCCTGCCCGGGCGACTTCCTGTCCGTCTATTCGATGGCTGTGATTGATGCGTCGGGCAACTACGAGTACCTGCTGAACAAGGATGTGAGCTTCATCCGTCAGGCGTACCCCAACCCCAGCACTACGGGCATCCCCAAGTACTATGCGCTGTTCGGCCCCACGACCACCAGCGGTCCTAGCCCTGTGTTGACGGACGAGTTGAGCTTCATCCTTGCCCCCACGCCAGATGCCGTTTACACCATCGAGCTTCACTACTTCTTCTATCCGGAGTCGATCACGGTTGCTGCGGACGGGCAGACTTGGCTGGGCGATAACTTCGACACGGTGCTGCTCTACGGTTCGCTGGTAGAGGCGTACACCTACATGAAGGGTGAGACGGACATGATGGCCCTGTACTCTCAGCGGTACAGCGAGGCCCTGTCTCAGGCCAAGCGTCTGGGTGATGGTCTGGAGCGCAGCGATGCGTATCGCAGTGGTCAGGCTCGCATGGCTCCTCTACCTCAGAATAACGGAGTTGCCTGATGGCCTTCACAGGTAACTTTGCCTGCAACACGTTCAAGACGGGGCTGATGAAGGGCACCTTCGACTTCGATGTCGATACCTATTACATCGCCCTGTACACCAACGCAGCCTCGTTTGACTACTCGACAACCGAGTACACCTCGACCGGGGAAGTTGTTGCGTCCGGATATTCGGCCAGTCCTCTGACGGTGACTGTGACCCCTACAACTGGGTCCACCGGGACGGTGGCCTACATCTCGTTCAGTAATGTCTCGTGGACCGCAGCGTTTACAGCACGCGGTGCGCTCATCTACAAGCCCGGGGCTAACGGGGCTATCTGCGTGCTAGACTTTGGAAGCGATAAGACTTCCACGACGACGTTCACAGTGCAGTTCCCCGCAGCCACCAACACCTCTGCAATCATCCGAATCGCGTAAGGAGCGACCATGTCTCACGAAATTGCTAAAGCCTCTGATGCTGTTGCTGGCGGTCTGGTCGCTGGTACCCGTCACACTGAAACCGCCAAGGCCACGGGCCGGTTCCGCATGGAATGCTACGACAAGGACGGCCTACTCAAGTGGTCCGCCGAGGAGAGCAACCTTGTTGTGAACGTCGGCCTCCAGTACATGGCTGGCACTGCCCTGACCAGCACTGCGCAGATCACCACTTGGTACATCGGCCTGTACGGCGCTGGCGCTTCTAACACCCCGGCGGCTGGCGACACGATGTCGTCCCACGCTGGCTGGACTGAGGTGACCCCGTACTCTGGTGCGCGTCCCACGGCTACCTTTGCTGCGGCTACCAACGCCAACCCCTCGGTGGTGACCAACAGCGCCTCCCCGGCCTCGTTCTCCATCAACGCCACGCAGACTGTGGGCGGAGCCTTCCTAGTGAGCAACAGCACCGCTGGTGGCTCGACGGGTACTCTGTTCTCTGCTGCTGACTTCCAGTCCCCCGGCGACCGCTCGGTTGTGTCTGGCGACACGCTGAACGTCACCTACACCTTCAGCTTGGCGGGTTAATGAGGGTATGGTCAAGATCGACTTCGAGTTTGACTCCCAGTACGGCGTCTTTCGGGACGCCCTTCACTTGCCCGAGGATCACGGGCTGAGTGACGCTGAGATTCAGGCGCTGAAACAGCAGCGCTTCGACAACTGGCTCGCCATCGTAACCGCCCCCTCCGAAGAACTACCTCCGGTAGAATCGCCCCCTGAACCGGGGGTGTAAATGGCTGATCGTTACTGGGTAGGTGGCACGGGGACGTGGAACACCACCAGCACAACAAACTGGTCCGCATCAACTGGCGGAGCTAGTGGCGCATCTGTCCCCACCGTAGCGGACAGCGTCTTCTTTGATCAGGCAGGCACTTATACCGTTACGGTGAACGGAGCCTTGGCGTGTTTGGATATCACGGTATCAGCAGGAACTGTTACATTTTCTAGCGCCGGGCTTCCTGGTCTTACAGTTGCCGGATCGATGAGTTTGCTTGCTACCACTACATGGAGCGCTCAAACTACATTTACATTTACCGCCACTACTACCGGAAAAACTGTAACAGCCAGCAATCCATTTTCTGCTTCAGCCTTTAACTTTAACGGTGTTGGCGGTGGATGGACACTTGGCAGCGCAATATCGACTGGTGGTGGAACGTTTGTTGTAACGGCGGGTAGCGTTGATTCTGCAAATTACAGTATTACCTGCAATCAATTAGGTTTTTCAGGATCATCAGTTCGATCTTTAATTCTTGGATCAAGTACGGTTACGGTAACCGGAACTCAAGTAAATGTAATCATCGCTGGAACGATAACAAACCTAACTTTTAATGCCGGAACTAGCCAAATTAATCTTACAAGTGGCTTGCTCTCAGGGATTTCTTCGGGCGGGCTGACTTTTTATAATATTGCATTTACCGGAACAACTGCCGGAACGCACGCCATTACTGGCAGTAACACGTTCAACAACCTTGCATTCACCGCCCCTTCCGCCGCAGGTTTGTCCCTAGTAACATTTAACGCGCAGCAGACCATCAACGGCACCCTGTCCACCACGGGCACGGCGGGCAACCGGCGGGTGTTCTTTTCCTCCGCCACCTACGGCATCTCTGTTGACCTAGTAGTCAACTCTGCCCCCAGCCTGACAGACGCAGACTTCCGGGGTCTCTATGTCAGGGGCACATCGGCCCCCATCAGCGGCACACGAATCGGCAACCGTGGCGAGTGCAGGGGCATCACGTTCAGCACGCCAAAGACGGTGTACTTCAACGGATCGGGCGCTGGGCTTAACTGGAGTGGTAATTCATGGGCTTTATCTTCTGGTGGCGCAGTCAGTACAGATAACGTGCCTTTGGCGCAAGATACGGCCATCATAAACAACTCTTCAGTATTTACGCAGTTGGTCTTAGATACTGCCGTATTGGCGCTCCCGACAATTGATTTTTCTACTAGAACCAATGCGTTGAGTGTTACGGGAACTGCGGCAAATACAATTTACGGTTCTTGGACTAATGGGTCTGGCATAACTGTAACGATGGCAACAATACTTATCTTTCAGGGTGGAGCAACCCAAACCATCACCAGCGCAGGTAAAACATTTTCTGGCCCCATCACCGTCGACACCTACGGCGGCACAGTACAGCTTGCTGATGCGTTGAACCTTACGGGGCAGACCTTTACGGTTACAAACGGGACGTTTAGTACGGCAGGCTTTGCAGTAACTGCTGGTATATTTTCGTCCAGCAACAGCAACGTAAGGACTATTAACCTTGGCGCAAGTGCTATAGTTTTGTCAACCACAAGTGCTCCTGTTGTTTTTACCACCGTAACTAATTTAACTTTTAATGCCGGAACATCTACTGTTACTGTTAGTTTTAACGCTGGCGGAAACCAAACTTACAATTGGGGTCAAATAACTTGGTACAATGTAATATACGTAAATCCATCCTCATTTTCTTATATATTCGGCCAAGCAACAACTTTCAATAACTTAACATTTCCTACGCAGAGTTCGCTTGTACTGACAAATAATATTACAGTTAATGGCACATTAACATGTAGTGGAGCATCTGCGTCTTCAAGAAACAGCATAGTATCCAATACTCTTGGCACTCAACGCACACTCTCAGTCAACAGCCTCTCTGCCACTGACTGCGACTTCCGAGACATTAATCTTGCTGGCACTGCTGCGGGGTCTTCGCCAACTCGTGCGGGCAATCTCGGTGGTAATACAAATATCAACTTCCCCGCAGCCAAGACGGTTTACTGGAACCTAGCGGGCACGCAAAACTGGACAGCCAATGCATGGGCTGCATCATCGGGGGGCTCACCTGCCGTCAACAATTTTCCGCTGGCGCAGGATACGGCAGTGTTTGATAACGCCGGTGCTGCGGGCACGATAACATTTAACGGTTCTTTGCCAAATATTGATGCGTCGGGCAGGACAACCGCCGTCACGTTTACCACTAGTATATTTAGCTTCAATATCTATGGCGATCTAAAACTTGGAACAGGTGTAACTTCTTCCAGTGCATCTGGCGCACTTGTTTTTGCTAAAGACGGCTCTCAGACAATCACCAGCAACGGCGTTCAGTTTGGCTGCAACGTCACCATCAACCGCCCATCCGCAACCGTCCAGCTTGCCGATGCGCTATCCCTAAACTCGGCCCGTACCCTGACCCTCACCAGAGGGACGTTTGACGCTGTCACCTACAACGTGACTACGGGGTTGTTTGGAAATAGTTCTACCAGCAACACCCTAAGAATGGGGTCCGGCACGTGGACGCTGTCTGGTACGGGGACGGTTTGGAGTTGTTCTGTAGCACCCACGATAGTTTGCGGAATATCAACAATTGTTATATCTGATACGTCCACAACTGCCAGAGCTTTTGATGGCGGCAACCTGTACTACAACAAGCTGACCGTTGGTGGTGCGACGGGGACATCTACGCTAACGATTACTGGATCGAACACATTTGGTGAACTAGCTTCTACCAAGACGGTGG